AGGAGTTCCAAGTGGCCATCCAGGCGACATCTTCATAGAATTTAAAGGTAAGAAACCAAATATTCTTGGAGTTTCTTTAAAAGCTGGTGGAAAGAAAACATCTGAACCTAAATTAAATACATATGTCAATCCAATATACTCTGCATTTGGAGAAGAAAAGGCAGTTACTCGACTAAGAACAAAACTACATAAAGACGTATACTCATTAATTAAAGGTATGCCTGATGCAAAGAGTTATGATGGTAAAGGGAAAGACAGAAAAAAGACAGAAGATTTATTAAGAGATTTAGATAAGAAAAACAATAGAAAATATGAACAACTTTATGACAAACACTTAGAGATTGTTCGAGATGATCTTATAAAATTATTTAATAAACATGGTAAAGTTGGTGGTAAAACTTTCGACTATATAAAAGAAGCAGTCCTAAGAGATGCTCCTGATGTTCCTACGAAAGTTGTTAAAGCTGTTGGTGCAACATACGAACAAGTAACAGATGATGATGAGTTAGGAGTTTTCCTTCCTGTTGTTAAGTTTTTAAAGGCAGAAAAGTCAAAGAGTTCAAAACAAAATTGGTTTATACATCTTAAATCAAATGATACACAAATAACTATGCAGATGTCGGTTAGAACAAATAAGGCTGGTCATGCTGGAAAGAAAAAACTAGGACAATTTTTTAATCTTTCAGTAAAATATAATGGACTATTAAAGAAATGAAAACATTTGCAAGCTATCTTGAAGAACATCAAAACTGTGGCACTCCAGATTGTTGTGGAGAGTGCGATAGTGAATTGATGGAGTTTACCAATAAGAAATTACCAGAAAAAGTTCCATACAATGCTATTCGTTATATGGTTAATAAAGAAATATCTTTGACTGAAAATGTTTTTCGTACAGGTTCAGAAGAATATTTTCAAACATTTATTACTGCAAGAAAACTTATTTCACAAGGATATATTCAAGCTGGTGGAATGACAAAAGAAATTCTTGAAAGTGACATTGGAAGATTTGGATTGTATAAAGGAGAGGAAGTGCCTCTTGATTATCCTTTTGTCAACTTTGAAACATTAGAAGAAGAAAAAGATGTAGAGCTCAATAAACCAAAAAGAGGTGGTGGAAAGAAGTTCTATGTGTATGTTCGTAATCCAGAAACAAACAAAATCAAAAAGATTGAGTTCGGAGATACAACAGGTCTAAAGGTCAAACTTAATGACCCTGTTGCACGTAAATCCTTTGCAGCTCGACATAAATGCTCAGAGAAAAAAGATAAAATGACTGCTGGTTATTGGGCATGCCGTATTCCTCGTTTTGGAAAATCATTAGGACTTCAAGTCGATAATCCTTCAACCTTCTGGTAAATATGAAACCTTATAAAGATCGAAGAATGTCTGATATTTGCATTATTCGTGAGTTTAATGAGAATGTAAATCAAGACGATCTAGTTTGGCACAGAGATAAGTGCAAAAGAACCATTATTGTCATGGAGGGAGAAGGGTGGTCTTTTCAAAGAGATAATGAGCTTCCAATAAGTATAAAAACAGGAACAGTTATAGATATTGAAAAGAACGAATTTCACAGACTTCATAAAGGGCATACAAAATTAAAATTAAAAATACTTGAATCTTCGGATAAAGTTGCACTTTTAAAAACAATAAATAGAACAAGAACAAGTATTTTAGAATTTTAATATTCTTAGGAAAGTAGACATGAAAGCAAACAGTACATTACAAAAACGCTGGGGCATATCAGACTCATTATTAGATGCAGTCAAAAGTGTTGCAGAGAAAAAACTTGACCCTGTTGGTAAAGCTGATGCAGACATTGACAATGATGGAGATGTTGATGACTCGGATAAATATCTGAAAAATCGTAGAAAAGCAATCGGTAAAGCAATTAAGAAACAGGCCAAAGAAGAAGACGAAGATAAAGAGAGTAAAAAAGGTTCAGATGTAAAACCTGCTAAGGTTAATCTTGAACCTAAAATACAAAAAGATAGTTAATTTTGTTATACTTTGTTATGTCGAGTAGTGTAATAAACCACGAAAAGCGCAGATAAGGAGTAAACAATTATGCCAGGCTGGGGTTTTAAAAAAGAAGGTACACAATCTGCAACAGGAGCAGCAAGTGCCGAAATAGCATATAAAGATGGATATCAACCATCTCCTGCTGGTCAAGGTTTTGGCCAAGCAATGAAAGAAAAAAGAAACGTAATCGCAACATCAAAAGGTTGGGTTCGTAGAGAAGTTAGAGGTTCAAGAATTATTGATGAAGTTCTTGTAGCAGCTGGAGACAAAGTTGCACTTGCAGGAACAGAAGTTCTTGGATTTCCTGATATTTCTCAAATGTACGTTAAGTTAAATGCAAATGGTGTCATCTCTGCAAACGTAGCAACTGCAAATCTTTATGTTGTATTTAATGCACCTGTAAAGATTAAAGCATCTGCAAACCTTATGTACATTAGACTTGCAAACACAGCTGGTGGTAATAGTGGTAATGCACACATTACAAGTTCAAATACTGTTGCATCTACTGTAGCTGGTTCAAATAACCAATTAATTTTCAATCTACCTCCACTACAAGGTGGAACAGGTTCAGCAAAAGCAACCTATAAAATTAATGCACAATCAATCGGTGTTACAGGTTCACCTGTTTACAATCCAGAAATGTCTGCACAAACAGGTACAGCAAATCTTGTGATTACAGGTTCAGTATCAAATAACCTATTAAACTTTGCTGGAGATGTCATTACGACTTTCCAAGTAAGTCCAAAAGGTGTTTAATTAGTAAGGATTAAAAAGTGGCTGATAAAAAGGTTTCTGCACTTACAGAGTTGACAACATCTGCATCTCCAGATTTGTTAATGATTGTTGACGACCCAAATGGAACGCCGACAAGTAAAAAAGTGACTGTTAAAAACTTCTTTGGAGCAGTTCCATCTAATACTGTTTTCTCAGCAGGCTCATTAGTAACTGCTCGTTCCAATGTGACAATCACCTGTGCAAATACTGTTATTTCATCTAATTTGAATGTTAGCGGTATTTCAAAAATTACAGGAACAGGTGACAATGCAAGAGTTGTTATTGAAAATGCAACAACTCCAGGCTCAAACAATGCGACCACACAATTTACAGGTGGTCAGCAAGGAAGTATTTTTTGGGATACAAATTACATTTATGTTGCAACGACAAATACACAAATTAAAAGGGTGGCGTTGTCAGTTTTTAGTTAGAGTGGTTGAATGTTTGAAACTCTTGATGATTCAAATTTTATGTTATATGCAGCTAAGTTTTATGATAATCCGAGATGCGTAGACATTATTGAATTTAATGAAGATGTAAATCGTATTAAGTATCTTAGACGTTTGTTTCGAAGATACAGCACACAAGGTGATATGAATCATAGATTGATATTAAATCACCTTATTGCACTTTATAATGTTTTTGAGGAAAGACATTTAACTCGAATGTTATTCTACAAGTGCTATGAATATCTTGAATATCTGAAACCTTTTTTAGTTTTTTTAAATCAATGGCCAAATGTTCCAATTAAAGGAATTGGTCTTGGAGATGAAATAATTGACCCTACTTTTGTCGTAAGTGATGAGGATATAGAAAAGGTTTTACAAAAGATATGAGTACAGCAGTCGATCTCTTTTTTGTCTATCAATTCATTCGAAGACTTACAACTCCGTTTGATGAAACGGATGCGTTTGAGCTTGGTCTTATTGATGACAAGGGTAAGAGACTCAAGAAAGCAAAAACTCCAGCAGAAAAGAAAGCGATGACTCTTTTTGATCGGTTGATTTTCAACATCAAAAGATTGATTGCAAGAGTTCCAGGCGGTAATACAAAAATTGCAACCTATGGAGCTGCACTTTTTCTTTTGAAAGAAGAAAATGCATCAAAAATGTCTGACTCCGAAAAATTAGAAGGAATTATAAACGAAATGAATAATCTGGATAAAGAAACACAAAGAACATTCAATGAAATGTTCAAGGAAGAAGATGCTCCTACGAATAGTGTTGCAGGAGGAGGAGTTGCACTTCCACCAGACCCTCTTTACGACAAGAAAAGAAAAAAACGTGGAAGACCTCTAACACATAATAAATACATTAATGCTATGAACTACATTAAGAGAAAAGCAAGAGAAGCCAACCTCAAAGAGAAGGAAGAAAATAAAAAATGAACATATATGCAAATGACTTGTATGGTGTAACAGTTTTAAAAGAAAAGCAAACAAAAGAAGATGTTGTACTTTCAGAAGTTGTTGGTGACAACGCAATTGTAGAAGATTCTAAAAGAAAGAAGAAACTTTTAAGAACATTGACGGAATAATATGCGACTTAGTAAAAACTTTACTCTGTCGGAGTTCACAAAAAGTCAAACGGCAACACGTAAAGGGCTTGATAACACTCCAACAGAAGAACATCTGGAATGTGCAAAAGCACTATTTGAAAATGTTGTTCAAAAAGTGAGAGATCACTTTGGACTTACAATATTAAATAGTGGATATCGTGGAGAAGAATTGAATAAGGCTGTCGGAGGTTCATCTAGGTCACAACATTGCAAAGGTGAGGCAGTTGATTTAGAGTGCCCAGGCACATCTAACTATGATGTTGCAAAATGGATTGAGGACAATCTGGACTATGACCAGCTAATACTTGAGTTCTACACGCCAGGCATTCCTGATAGTGGTTGGGTTCATGTAAGTTATACAAAAGGAATAAATAGAAAACAAAGTTTAACTGCAATGAAAGAGAAAGGTAAGACAGTTTATAAAAATGGTCTTATAGAATAAGTATGAAAAAAATTATAGAATGGTTTCGTTATCATATTTTTCCTCTATATAGAATTACGATTAGCGGAGAGGACTTTGACAGACAGTCCTTTACGTGTACACGTATTCGCAAACTATCCCCTAAACACATTAAAGTTATACTTGAGAACGATAAACCTTTTGAGGTTCGTACTGTAAAAGAATTGAATTGGACTGTGGAGAGAATCTAATGCCCTATATGTTAATCGTTATGGCAGTTGTCGGAGGAATGGGTTTCTTTTATTACAAAGATACACAGGCACAACTTCAACAAGCTGCATCAGAAATTGCACTTCAAAAAGTTGCAAACGAAGAACAAGTTCGTACAATCAATGCACTTCAAAGAGATGTAAAAGCACAAAAAGAAGTCTCTGAAAAACTTTCTCTTGCATTATCACAAGCAAGAGAGGAAGTGACCAAAACACAAAATAAATTTAACAAGGTATCTAAAGTTCTTGGAGAACGTGATATTGGTCGTCTTGCAGTTGCAAGGCCAAGAGTGATAGAAAGAATTATAAACAAGGGTTCACTTGATGCAGGCAGATGTTTTGAGATATTGTCTGGAGACCCTCTAACCGAGAAGGAGAAGTTAGTTGATAAAAAATCTGCAAGTAATACGCAATGTCCTGACATCGCTAATCCTAATCTCTTTAATTAGTGCTTGTGCTTCTTCTCGACCTCCTGTTGAGATGATAACCACAGAGATTGAAAGGTCAAAACTTTCAATTCCCTCTGTGGATACAGTTAAACTAGATAAAGTGTCGTGGATGCTCGTAACAGAAGAAAATGTTACAAAAGTCTTTGAGGATATTGATAAAAAGAAGTTTAATCCTGTTCTTTTTTCTTTGACGGATAAAGGATATGAGAAACTATCCGTTAATTTTGCAAAAGTAAGAGCCCTTGTCATGCAACAACAAGCAGTTATAGCTGCATATAAAGATTACTATGAAACCACTATTGAAAACGAAAAGAAAGAAATAGAGGAAAAGAAGAAGGTCGAAAAACAAACTTCTTCAAAATCTGGACTTCAAAGACTTAAATTCTGGTAATTATAAATATTCTCGACATTATGTGATTTTGAAAGTATTTTAAATTTCGGAAAACATAATGGCAGAAGAAGAAAAGATTAATAAATTAACAACAAAAGTTGCAATACTAGACAAAGAGTTTGAATCTGTACGACAAATGTACTCCAAACTTGATGTCGCTGTTGATAAACTGACAGAAGTGGCTGAAGATATTCGAACTTTGGTAACAGTTCAGCAGGCAAAACTCGACTATCAGGAGCAAGAAACTAACTACGTTAAAAACTCCCTCAAAGAATTTAAAACCTTTGTGAACGAAGAGCTTAAGGTCGGCAGAACCTATATCATAGACGAACTTCAAAGTTTTAAAGACTCCCTTGAAAAAATAGATGCACGTATCTCAAAATTAGAAAGATGGAAATGGGTCGCAATTGGTGGTGCGACTGTCATTGGATATGCTATTGCACAAATGCCTTCAATAATGTTAGGAAGCTAAAATGGCAGATGTAAAAAAGACAGTTCAAATCGACCTAGAGGTTGACACGAATACAGTCAATAGTGGAAGCAATCCCTATATGAATTGGATATACATGGCAAGAGCTGTGGATTCATGGAGAATTTTTCCAAGACTTTTTCTTACAACCTATATCGTTCTACTGTACAAATCAACAATGTGGTTCATGGATTTACCAGACCCCAACACACAACAAGCAGGATTAATCTCCGTCATTGTTGGTGCAGGAGCTGCTTGGTTTGGACTTTACGCAGGAACAAGTAAATCGTCAGAAGCCTTTAAAGGTCGATAATGACTCACGTTTTTCTGCTCATGGTTTACTTGGGAGCAGGGGATACGAGAGAGATACTAAGTGACGATATGCACTTTCAATCAATTGATAGATGCACTTATTTTGCAAGTCGTATTCCCAAAACGTATGGAAATTATGCATACAAAAATCGTATGGATAAGAAAGATTACGTAACTGCCTATTGTATTCCTAAAAAAATAGATTCTCAATCTGCACAGAATATAACGATCTACAAATAGGAGAAATATCATAGACCCTGTAACAGCAATAGCTGCAGCCACTTCGGCATTTAATTTCATCAAGAAGGGAATGACTGTTGGTAAAGACATTGAGTCCATGTATGGACAAATGGGTAAATGGATGGGTGCGATTAGTGATATAAATCATGCAGACAAAATGAATAAGAAACCTCCTCTCTTCAAGAAACTTTTTAATGGTGCATCAATAGAACAAGAAGCGATGGAGATATTTGCAGCCAAGAAAAAGGCAGAGGCGATGGAAACAGAACTTAGGAATTTCGTCAATCTGTCCTACGGCCCAAATGCATGGAATGAGATAATAAGACTGCAAGGCAAAATACGAAAAGATCGTCAGAAAATGATATACGACAAGGAACTGAGGTGGAGAAAGATTATGAATTGGTTCTGGACATTTACAGGTATGTTTATTGTCATTGGAGTAATTATTTTCACTTTATTTGTAGTAACAGGTAAAGCAGGAGTATAAAACTGTTGACTTTGTGTCGTCACATAAGTATAATACCTTATGACTTTACGAATAGACACAAAATATGCAGGGTTTATCTCAAGCCGTGTTTCACAGTTTAAATTAAAATCTTCATCTCCATATCTTGCAAATTTAAGGTGTCCGATATGTGGTGACTCACAGAAGAATAAATTTAAAGCTCGTGGATACATTTACACAAAAGGTGTGCAGTTAAACTACAAATGCCACAACTGTAACTATGGTGCGACTTTTGGTAATTTTCTCAAAACAATTGACTCTGCTCTCTGGAGTAGTTGGAGAGTAGAAAGTTTCAAAGAAAAAGGATATGCACCAATACAGAAAATAAAAAAAGAAAAGTCGATACTCATTAAGCAAACAAGTCTTGATGTTCTCTTTCCAAAACTTTCTTCTTTGTCGTGTCCACATTCTGCATTGACGTATCTTTCAAAAAGAAAAATACCGCAACACGTTTTATCTCGACTATACTATTGTGACAATTCTCAAAAACTTGAGTCAATTGATGATTCGTTTAAAGATATGGTTCTTGATGATAAACCTCGCATCATCATACCAGCTTATAGTAAAACAGGAAGTTTGATTGGAGTAACGTGTCGTGATATTACGGACACAAGTAATTTACGTTATCTTGCACTTAAAATCAACAAGTCCTATCCTATGATTTTTAATCTTGATGTAGTCGATACATCAAAAAGAATATATTGTGTTGAAGGAGCTCTTGACTCGTTCTTTCTACCAAACTGTGTTGCAGTCGGTTCATCAAATCTATCAGTTATTTCTAAGGTAATTGATCGTAAAAATGCAACACTTATCTTTGATAATGAACCTCGTAATCGTGAGATTATACGCATTATGGAGAAGGCAAGTCGTCATAATTTTTCTGTTTGTGTATGGAGTAATAAAGTAAAACAAAAAGATATAAATGACATGATACAAAGTGGAATGTCTGAAATAGAACTTATAGATATAATAAATAAAAACACATTTTCTGGTCTTGAGTTGCAACTGAAGATAAAAGAGTGGAAACGTATTTAAGGAGAGAGAAAAGTTGGAATATCAAGGAATCAAAATTGAACCAAATCGTGACCTACTTCTAAGTGAAGCTGGAGTAACTCGACTCAAAGAATCATATATGAGAGAGGAAGAAATTTCTCCTCAAGAAAGATTTGCATTTGTGTCGAAAACATTTGCAACGGATGAAAGCCATGCCCAACGACTTTATGACTATTCTTCAAAACATTGGTTATCTTATTCTACACCAATCCTCTCTTATGGAAAATCTTCCAAAGGTTTACCTATCTCTTGTTATCTTAACTATATTAATGATACTGCTGAGGGCCTCGTTGACACTCTCTCTGAAACAAATTGGTTATCTATGCTCGGTGGTGGGGTGGGTATCGGTTTCGGTATTCGGAGTGCTGGGGATAAGTCTACTGGCGTTCTACCACATCTTAAACTCTATGATGCATCTTCCTTAGCATATCGACAAGGAAAAACTCGCAGAGGTTCATATGCAGCCTATCTTGACATCTCGCATCCAGACATCATACCTTTTCTTGAAATACGAAAACCAACAGGAGATCAAAATTTAAGATGCTTAAATATGCATCATGGAATTAACATCACAGATGATTTTATGCAAATCATTGAGAACTGCATGAAAGACCCTGATTATAATGATACATGGGAACTCAAAGACCCTCATACAAAAAAAGTCGTTGATACTATGTCTGCAAAAGAACTTTGGCAACGTATTCTTGAAATGCGTATGCAAACAGGTGAACCTTATCTGCATTTTATTGATACAAGTAATCGTCACTTACCAGATTTTCTAAAAGAAAAAGGATTAAAAATTAATCAAAGTAATCTTTGCTCTGAGATCATACTTCCAACAAATGAAGATCGTACAGCTGTGTGCTGTCTTTCTTCACTTAACATTGAGTATTTTGATTCATGGTCAAAAAATCCACAGTTTATAAGAGATGTTGCAGAAATGCTAGACAACGTGTTACAGGTGTTTATTAACAAAGCACCAGAGTATGTTAAACGTGCAAAGAACTCTGCAATGAGAGAGCGTTCAATTGGAGTGGGTGCATTAGGATTTCATGCATATCTGCAAAGTAAGAATGTTCCGTTTGAAGGTGTTATGGCAAAAAATCTTAATACTAAAGTATTTCAGCATATCGCAAAACGATTAAATGCAGCCAATCTGGAACTTGGTTCTGAAAGAGGAGAAGCTCCAGATGCAATTGGAACAGGAAAACGTTTCTCTCATGTAACTGCAATTGCTCCAAATGCATCAAGTAGTATTATTATGGGAAATACATCTCCAAGTATTGAACCTTTTAGAGCAAATGCATATCGTCAGGACACATTATCAGGTAGTCATTTTGCAAAAAATAAATACCTCGATAGACTCATAAAGTCCAAATGCGAAGAAAATTCAAAACTAAATTATGAGGATATATGGTCGTCTATCATATCAAATGAAGGTTCGGTTCAGCATTTATCCTTTATAGATGAACATGAGAAAGATGTTTTTAAAACTGCAATGGAGATAGACCAGAGATGGGTAATTGAAAATGCGTCAGATCGTCAAAAATTTATTGACCAAGCACAGTCTGTTAATTTATTTTTCAGACCCACATCTAATATCAAGTATCTTCATGCTGTTCATTTTTCTGCATGGAAATCTGGTTTAAAAACACTTTATTATTGTCGATCTGATAAAGTCGGTAAAGCTGATAGAGTATCAAAAAGAATAGAAAGAAAAATCATACAGGAACTTGACATGACTGCTGTTGCAGAGGGTGATTGTCTAGCTTGCGAGGGGTAACGAATGTCAAAATTAAAACTTACAGATTCAAGAGATTACTTTAAACCTTTTCAGCATCCAGAATTTTATGATATATGGTTAAAACATGAACAGTCACATTGGTTACATACCGAAGTACCAATGGCAGAAGATATCAAAGATTGGAAAAGTAAATTAAGTGTAGAGGAAAAATATTTTCTTACGCAGATATTTCGTTTCTTCACGCAGAGTGATCTTGATGTTGCAGGAGGATATGTTGAAAACTATCTTCCAAGTTTCTCGCAACCAGAAATAAGAATGATGTTATGTAGTTTTGTTGCAAGAGAAGCATTACACGTGGCAGCTTATTCTCATTTGATTGAAACACTTGGTATGCCCGAAAGTACATACAACGAGTTTAATGAGTATGAAGCGATGAGAGAGAAGCATGAATACTTTATTAAGAAGATTGGAAATGGTGTCTCTCTACCAATTAAGATTGCAGCCATCTCTGCATTTACAGAAGGTCTTGCATTGTTCTCCTCATTCATTATGTTATTGAACTTTCCTCGACATGGTAAGATGAAAGGTATGGGTCAAATTATCACATGGTCTATTGTAGATGAGACAATGCATACTGAAGCCATGATACGTATCTTTAGAATACTTGTTGAAGAAAATAAAAGTTTATGGAATGATTCAACCAAAAAACAGATTTATGATATTGCAGAAAAAATGGTTGAGCTTGAAGATAAGTTTATTGATCTTTCTTTTCAAATGGGAACAATTAAAGGTTTACGTGGAGAAGAAGTAAAACAGTATATACGATATATAGCAGATAGAAGACTTATAAGTATGGGTATGAAGGGTATCTTTAAAGTAAAAAGAAATCCTTTGCCTTGGGTTGAAACACTTATCAATGCTCCGATACATACAAACTTTTTTGAAAACAGAGCAACTGATTATGCAAAAGGAGCATTGACAGGAAACTGGCAAGAAATTTGGGGAAACGCATGAGTAGTAATCCAAACACAGAAACTCTTATTTGCCCAGACTGTACAACAGAGTTTTCAGTCACATGGGAAACAAAAGATATTATCTCTTACTGCCCTTTTTGTGGATATGAATTTGATGAGGAGGACTTGGGAGAAAGTGGCGATGAAGATGAGGAAATTTTAGATGAAGAGACTTGATTCTGACTTGCATATTATTAATCAGTATATTGCAGATCAGAATTATGAGGAGCAAAGAAGTGACAAGCTGAGGTTTCAGAAAAAGATTCTTCAAGACCAAAAGGCACTAATTGATAAACAAACACAAGAGATGAACAAGAGATTTGGAAGAATGGACATTTCGGAATGAGATTTTTGATGAAAAAGATATTGACAAATTTGAAGGATTCGTATATATTATAACTAATATGCTTGATGGTCGAAGATATATCGGTCGCAAGTACTTTTATAATATACGAAAGGTCAAAGGGAAAAAAAGACGGCAACGCAGTCCTAGTGATTGGAAAAATTACTATGGGTCAAGTGAACAGTTGAAGGCCGACATAGAGAAGTATGGAAAGAAAAACTTCAAAAGAGAAATACTTTCTTTGCATACAACAAGAGGTGACTGCAACTATGAGGAAGTGAAACAGCAGTTTCTTCACAATGTTTTAGAGGAAGATAATTTTTACAATGACAACATCTCAGGAAAATATCACAGAAAACCAAAGCACATCATTGAGTCAAGAAAAACCATTCTCAATGACTGAACTCTCTCCAAGAGACTCTGAAGCACTTGAGCAATCAAGAAGTTGGGATGAGTTTCTTCTTGTAAAAGCTGCAGAAGATAATTGTAAGTTTACACGTTTTCTTGATCGTCATAATCTTTTGACAGAAAAAGAAAGAGATGAGATTTACAAAATAGAAGTTGAGAGAAAGTTAGACTATAAAAAAAGTTTTGAAGAAATCATAAAAATTATTTGTAAGCCTGGACTTATGGTCTCTCCTCGTATTGCAATTGAAAGTGTCTTGAGTGGTGAGAAACAATTCTTTCGTGACTCAGATAAAATTTTATCAAACAAACTTTGGAATGAAAGAGGACTTCACGTTCTGCGTATTATTTTTGCGTGGTACGTACATCAAGAAAACACAAAAAAGATTACCACAAACACATATCAATTAAGAGAGCATGGTGTAACAATCATTAATGATTTTATACCAAGTGATTGTATTAAACCTCTCAAAAAAGAAATTAAGAAGTTTCCAAAAGGGCCTGTTCACAAAGTATCAGGAACAAATATTATCTCTGAACTTAATCAAAGTGACTTTCCATACTTGTTTGGATTATCTGGTACAATTGAAAGAGTAGTTCTTAAAATGATTGGTCGTGAAGATGACCCTCATGCAATAGAGCTTCACAACAATAATCTTTTTGTACAAAGAGTTGTGAATGAACCAGATGATAATGATATACAAAAAACATTTCATAGCGATGTATTTTTTCCTGCAATTAAATATTGGTGGTTTCCAAGACAAGTTGAACTCAATGGTGCATTTGAATATGGACTACTATCAACACGTTTAACAAATGAACTTCTTGATTGGCATTACACACAATCAATCTCTGCACTTGGAGAGTATGAGTCATGGAGAGGAAATGGACACAGAGAAGGAAGTTTTCGAGTATCAGAAAATGAAATGAAAAGTATGGGTGTCACTCCGAAACTTTTTAGTGTTCCAGAAAATACTCTTGTGGTCGCAAATGTTTTTGGATTTCATAGAAGAGGACACACAAATGAAACTGTTGTTCGTGATGCAG